TTTTACAACGCCCGGATCAAATACAGCGTTAATATCATCTGGTGCTTTCTCAATCGCTGCAACGTCTATTTTGCTTGGATCGATTTCAAACTTTCCTTTCAATACTTCTTCTGATGCTTTTGCAATGAGATCGGCAATCTGTGAATCAGACATCGCTTCTGTTAATCCGTTAGCCGATGTTGCAAATGTTTGTAAATTTGACCATTCTGATTCAGATAATGTATTTTTAATGGATTGAACATATTCAAAAGATTTACGTCGTATAGTAGCAGATGATTTAGCCATGTTACGTTCTACTAGACGTCGCTTAGACCGATTAGGAATGATTGATTTAATTTCTTGCTCTACCATTCGACTAATGGCATTTGTTAATGCAATACGTGTATATCGTTCATCAACTTGTAGCGCCACATCTTTATCAATGTCCATGACAACGCGTTCCATTTCATCTTGAAGTTCCTTCTTCTCTTTGGTCATCGCTTTCATTTTACGAAGCAATTGATCTTTTTTAGGACCACTAGCTTTAGCCCAGTCAGCCGCAGTTTTTTTCATGTCAGCGACTAACGCATCAAATTCTTTTCCAATCTTATTAAGCGATCGATTCTTTGCCATATTCTCCTTTAAGGTTTTCAAAAATTTGAGTTTTCAATTGTTCATAATCAGTATCAAATTTTTCTAAAAACGCTGTCATATCCCATTCTTCGATGTTACCATCGGCATTTTGTATAAACTGCATTTTCAATGTTTCACGTAATGTCATTACTTCATGATCTGCATCTTTAAACCATGACTCTGCATTTGCTAACATACGTGCACGTGAATATTCTTCCCAAGCTTCTTTTCCTTTAGCTCTTATCAACGTTTCTTCTTTTACTACACAACCAAAACATTTACGATGTATGAAGTACATTTTAAGATTTAATCGTTCCTCGGTAGTACCTTTCATAGGTGTGTCGCAACATGGACATTTGTCGGGTGCTGTTAACACTCCTTTAATTAAATGAGTAACGCTATTAGCTGGCTTTTTCGTACGAAATCCATCACGTTGTTCAAATAACCAAACTGTACCAGTTTTAGTATCTTTTTCTGTCCATATGTCGCCTACATCCCGTTTCTGTGTTTTAGATGTTTGATTGAAACCATGAGTTGTTCTGGTTTGAGATTTATGCTCGCCATGGAGCATCTTTTCAACTGCTTTAATATTTTGTAACTTGTCTGACATTAGGCCATATTTTTAATGATCATTTTCAATCTACGTTTTGCTGAATCTGGTAAGTTGAATTTGTTAATGAGATCAACAACGAAATCAGCTTGCATAGTAGATGGTTTTTGAGATAATGCACGTTGCAACATTTGGAAAGCTTGTGTCTTATCTAATTTTTCACCTTTATTTTGTAGCGATGAAAGATTTTCTTGCATACGTGTTGAACGTTTAAATGCCTTACCAGCGACATTATCATCAACGCCAGCCGTATACTGTTCTTCTGTTTTTTCAGGTGTTTCTGTATCAGTTCCTGTATCAGATTTAACGTCGGTTGTTTTAGTTGTTGCAGGTTTAGTTGCAGCTGCCTTTTTAGCTTCTGCATCCGCTTTTGCTTTAGCTTCTGCATCTGCTTTTGCTTTTGCTTTTGCTGCTGCTTCTTTATCAGCTTCGGCTTTCTCAGCTGACGCGTCTTGTACAGCTGATTGCTTAACAGCTTTTGCTAATTCAATTTTTATCAATGATAAATCGTTTGTCTGAATACCAAATTTTTGTAATACCGGTAACACAGCTGCTACTCGTTGTCGCGGTGTTAAACTAGATGCGCGCTTTTCAATTTTTGATAGCCCGCGCTCTATATCAGAACCGCCGGCGCCTAACGATGGACCGGCTTCCATTAAACGTTTAATATGATCGCGTATAACACGACGCAATTCTTGTTCTTTCATTTTGTTCCTACTTTATTTTATATAAATATAGTATTGGTTATTTAGTAAAGCCTTTGTCCATTGTAAAGTTTGCTCTTGAAAATTCCAAACGGTCGACCAATTTAATTCCATTACCAATATGATCTACTGCCACATATCCTTCTGGGTTTGAAACGCGTAGACCTCCTTGGCCATCATCAACAAAATGCTTGGTACGATACACGGCGTTATTATATTTTTGTACAAATATCATTTTGGCTTCTGCTAACAGTTTTGACACTTTAAATGCATTTACAATGTTCTGTTTGTTATCTGTAATTGATTTCATTTGTTCTTTTGCTGTAGCCAATGCCTTTTCTTTTCCAGCCAACGATTTCAATTTGTCAATTGCCTTGTCATTTCGTAACTGTGTCCATTTAACAAATGCTTCATATGATTTATCTGGCGAATCGATGAACTGCCCAATTCGTATTTCACTGTTAATATATGTGTTCAATATTTCTGATGGAATGGATCTGTAATCAACTTTGATACCATCAGCTTCCTTAATTAAAGACGTTACTTGTTTTGCTTCTGCATCAGTTAGCAATACAGTACCGGTCGTGTCTTTAAAAAATGCATCATCAAACCAAACATCTGATGATTGCTTTAGATTTGATACATTGGCTCCAAATTCAGCACCGGACTGTAAATTTCTGTAACCTGTATGGAAAACAATTCCAAATTTTGCTTTGGCAATTTGACGTCCTAATTCAGAATCGGCTTCAACAGCGTATGTAATTGTATTTGGTTTAAATGTATAATGTTTAACACCGTTAATTGACTGAGTTTTCATTGTGGAATCATCAAACATAAAATCACCTTGCAGTATATTTTTATAACCTAATGTAGGTAAATACTTTAACGCTCGTTTAAGTTTGTCAACTAATCCTGGTGCATCGCCATGATTACGATCAATGTCATCATTTGTAAAGTTAAGTTTAGGCTCTTTATTAAATACAGACTTTGTACCTACAAAGAAACGGCCCGAATCTGGATCTACTCCAGAAAAAATTGCAGGTGCTCCGTCCCATTTGATAGTGGTGTTAACTTTTGCATTTGATGAACCTTTGAGATTTTTTATCAGTTCAAGTAAAAATGAACGAGCTAAATCATAACCATCACGGCCTTGAGTTAAAATCAGTTCTTCCAAATGCGTTAAATGCGTGTTAGCTTTTGCTTCTTTAATGATAAGCGGTTTTAATTTAATCATATCGGGTATGTTTTTATTTACAGATTCTAATGCGGATAAAGGCATTTTTTTATGTGAGTCTGGTAAGATGGAAAATCCAAATTTCTTACCTAACATTATTAGTAATGGTGTTATTGGTATCGGTACCGGTATTCCTTGTATTGCAATTAACGGTAAAATTTTAACTAGGTCTTTAGATTGTGCCTTAAGAAATATTTTTTCCTTGTCTGATATGTTTTGACCTTTCAACATTTTTCCTACAAGTTCAATTGCTTTTTTTGTTTCAGCACTTTCACGTTTAGCGCCGGCTATCACTTTTTGCTTTAATTCGCCGCCCTTCTTCATCAAACCGGTCAGCCAATCTTTCACACCTTCATGAATTTGATCGCTGTATTGGGCAGATGGCAAATGTTTACGTGCATAATCTAACCATGCAGTTTTCACTAACTGCCAATGATTATATTTTTGAGATCTGGAAAAGTTACGAATGTTTTCTATAAACCATTCTTCCATAGCGACGTCAATTGGAACGCGTTTTACTTTTGCACGTTTATATAAACCTTGAGTGAATGCTGCTATTTCATGTGGATATAACAGATAACGATAAAATGGACTGCCTTTCTTCCCAAAGGTTCTCATGTCTTGAAAATTTTCTTGAGATACATGTTCTAATTCATGTCTCAATGTTTCTTTTATTTCGGCTATTAATGTACTATATGATTGAGGAAATAACGCTGGATTATATGTTATAACAATGTCCATGTCATAACCATCTGTACTTCCTTTTGTTTCATATGCGTAATCTGATAATCCAACTTGGGGTTTGAATTTAACAACTAGGTCAACTTCTGCTTTTCGGTCGCCACGCACTATTTCAAAATACGTATGATAATTACGAGTACCTTTACCGGATTTCATTTCATCTACAATTTCTCGAGATAACCGATTAACTAATGTATCGTATCGGCCTTCTAAAATAAGAGTAGACCACCATTTCTTACTGAATGCAACGGTTTCTTTATTTTCATTAGCTCTTTTAACCGACTCAGACTTTAAAGATTCAAACTTTTTTTTAAGCATGTCATGTATGGATGCATCATAGAATCCCATTACATCTTTAAATGTTTTTTCATCTGCAGTTCCAAGCACTTGTCGCAATGTTGTTCCAGACATTTCACCAAATCCTGGTATTTGGATATCCACATGTGGAGCCACAATCAGATAACCATGTTTACCATATGGTTGCAAATTGCCTTTATGTTCATCATAATATTGAAAGTATGATGGTTCACCGTTTTTCTTTGGTCCTACTCGGAATCGAGGATCTTCTGCCATATCTTTTTTACCAACTGCAAACAATACAGCGGTGGTTTCAGGATCATATTTACTGACAATTTCTAAAGACTGATATGGATTCTTAACTTGAACAACATTGGTGATGCCATGCGCTTTCATTACCTGAGCTTTTTCACGAAAGTTCAAAGGCGATTTGGGTGGATTGACTACATCTGATGTTGCAATGTAAGTATTTGATCGACCGAATTGAGATGCCAATTTTTTATAGACTGCGGCATGGTGTCTACCCATTGGTTGAAATCGGCCAGGGTATATCACAACGACATTTTTAATGTCCGATTCTGACAATATACTACGTACCATCCATTCACTTAAACTCATAATAATCTCTTTATATAAAGGTAAGAAAAACTTTTCATATTACCAAAGCTTTTTTAATAAATATATGTTATGTCCATGAACCTGAAGAGATTGCTAATATACGCCATATGCCTTGACCATTGCATTGCAACTGAATCGATGCTGATGGGGTTGATGTTGATAATGCTGCATCACCATCTATTGTATCTGCATTAAGACAATCTATTAATGTGATACCTGCTGTTTTACGATGTAATATATTTAACATACGACCTTGATTTACACGCGATCCGGTTGGTAACGTTAACGTAATACCCGGCGCCGCAGCTGTTCCTGTCGTACAAATTGTATAATCTGATGTAGCTATTGTATATGTAACAGATGTCTCGACATATGGCATATGTACGCCAGAATTGATTGCCACTCGCCTATCTGTACCATTATCAGAAGCCGAAACAGCTATTACAGGTTGAGTAGCTGTCTGAGAATTTACATAGAACCCCCAGTACGGCCGCATTGCTCCTAACTGCGTCGCCACAGTAGATGAATCGGTATGTGAAATAACTAACTGACTCACGTTATAATTATCAATAGTGAATCGAGCTCCGTAAATATTAGAAGACCCGTCACGATTTGCATTTGATGACACTAATAATTTTCCAATATTTCCAACAGATGGCGAATAAACCGAACCGGTACCAATCACTAGTGAATGTTGATATTGATATGGAAATACTGTTTCTGAACCGCCTGTCTGGTAAAATGCAGTACCGGTTGCACCATTCACCGTGAATATTGCTATTGAATCGTTTGACAACGTACGAATTGGTGGTGGGTATACAATTCCAAGCCCTTTAGCTGATGAGAATACCGAATAAAATGGTATGTCTATACCACTTTCAATATATACATCTGTTTTAGCATCGCCATCGGCTGGTACAGTTATTTTTCCAATTGGTAATGTACCAGATCCAGTAATAGCTGCTATACGAACGCGTCGTACTATTTCACCTCCTAACGTACCATCCAATACTAGATCGACTGCTAATGTGGTACCAGCAAGGGGTTCAATGTCTACTACACGCATATAAGATGATGTCAACGCCGATGTAATTGTAACTGTTTTATCTCGTAACACATCTGCTTTAGCAATACCGGTAAACAACGCATTTGATGCAGTTACATCGCCATTTGCTTTCACATTGAAATTTGATGATGATATGAAAAATTGTGATCCAGTAGATGCGCCGGATAAATAAAATCCAGAACCAGTAATTGCATTGGATTGGATATTGAATCCACCAATGTTACCAAACTGTGCATTGATACCACCTTGCAAATATACATTATCAGTTGCCAAACCAAACCCTGGATCGGTTCGTCCTAACACCATCGGTGTGCCGGCTAATCCAGATAAATCTCCTAAACGCGCTTTTAAATCCACATCATAAACACCAGAACCCGTACGTTCAACAACATCAATGTATGGTGTCGCCGGATCAGATGGATTTGCATTGATACGAATATATCCAGATCCGGATACACCTGTACTCACTAGCACCTGTGAACCAGAATATGCTTGAGCAGTGCCTGGCGAATTTCCCAATGAAGCAGAATTTCCAGACAAGCCAAAACCGTATGCACGCTCGACAAATAACTGACCACTGAGATCTGTATCACTTGACGGATTGTTACGCGATGCTGACATCACACGTATGTATTCAGTTGAGAATCCAGTAGGAGACACTTTTTTCAATGAAAGTATTTCATTAGGAACAAAACCAGAAGCATTTTCAACAGACATTGTAGTTGCAGTCGGTGGATATGTACCATTTGGGAATGCTGCGGATGATGTTAATGTTGTTGAATTTGCAACATATAATTGACCACCAACGGCATTAACTGTTTCTTTTTCAAATACCGCTGTCGATAATGTACCGCGTATTTTTGCATTTTCAAATTCAGCAAATCCATTATTGTTAGCTGTAATTGCCCATCCTTGAAAATCTGGAATATAATTTGCAGTACGTATTGTACCTGCCGAATCAATTACAATGTTTGATCCGGAAATGACTTGAGATGTAATTTGGAATCCACCAACTTTACCACCAGTAAATAAAACTTGGGACCCTGATATATCACCGTTCTGTTTAACATTGAAATTAGATGATGATATGAACATGTATCGAGGATTGTCAATGCCTCCGATTAATGGTGAACCGCTAATAAACATGTTACCATTAGATGATGCAAGTGACGATGAGTTAATCGTAAACCCACCAATGTTACCAGCGGTTGCAGTAATTGTACCTTGCATTACAACATTACCGTTGGCATCTAAATGAAAATTAGATGATGATATTTCAATGTTACCATTGGCACCACTTATATATTGATTTTGTGAGCCAAAGAAAAATTTATCTGTCTGTACAATGATCTCTGACGGATTTGTACGGTATCTGAAATAACTTGCTGATGATGCTATAAGTTCTAATCCAACACCTAAATACGTATCAACACCTACCGTTAAATTGTTAGAACCAGACCACATTAAGAAACCGCCTGGTCCTTTACCTTGTGATGCAGATGTAAATCCAACATATCCAACAGATCGTAAATAACCAGAACTTACTCCGGCCATTTCAATACCAGAACCTACGGTGTTACCGATATATGTGGAACCGGTCATTAAATTGTTATTTCCGTCTATGTAAACATTACCACCGTTAAATACTGCACCATATGTAGTGGTTTCCAAATCTGCTTTGTTACTACGAAAATCGTAATATTGAAATTTAAACGTCAATGGAGTTTTAAGATGTTCAGTTGGAATGCGTTTGAATATTCGCACATAATTTGGCGTAAAGCCAGTTTGTTTATCAGCAATGACTTCAATGGCACCTACAATCCATGAACCTGCACGAGTAACAAATTTTAGATCAATTGGTCCAGTCTGTAATGCTTTAAATTCAAATTTGATTGCACCAGTCTGTTTAGGCGTATTATTTGCTCTGATTGTACCTATTCGAGTTCCAAATGGACCTCCATCATTAAATGGAGCATTCAGTGTGCGTTCAATGGTAATGTCTGTATTGAAATCTCCGCTCAATCTGACATCAGTTTGTGAAGCATCTACAGCGACTTGTGAACCTGACACGTAAACGTCTAAACGCATCGAATCGATATATCCTTCTTCAGTTCCATACTGATCAATGTCTTGTGGTAATGCACATTGAAACTTAACAACATATGTACTACCAGCATATACCGTAGGTCGGTATGTAGGTCGTATCTGAAATATAGTTGCATTACCCGGTGATGCCACATACTGATTGAAACCAGACCAATTGGTAATCAACTCTGCACCGCCCATTAATATGCCTTGATTATAACCTAATGTAAGCGCGCTAGCAGATAATGTTGTTCCGACTTGGCTGGCAGACCAATATGTATTGATTTCTGATATGTCTTCGAATGTACCAAATTGTTCATATGATGATCCAACAGTTACATTTGTTTCCAATGAGCCGGTGTCAATTAAAATGTTTTGTTGCTCTAATATCGTATCACCTAAGTCAATGAAATCACCAAAGAATCCGCCAGGTTTATATAATGTTTTAATTCTGTATACATCACCGGTAGCTGGTTCAGTATTAGCAATGATAATGTCTGCAAATGATGATGAGTTTTGTGTTACAACAACTTCAGTTGGTTTCACAAAGCTAGCTGTAAATGATGTAGCCGTATCAATTGTACGAATAATTGCATTTGTTTTTTGAGTATACCGAGGCACATTGCCAATCACTTTTGATGATGGCGTACCAGTACCTACCAGTAAAGAAAATGGACCATTTGTATTATCAGAATTATTTTTAAACCCGCCAATCAATGCTACTCGGGCAGATGATGAATTGAATATATGTGATATTGCAAATCTATACGAACCTGACAATTGCTGCAATGTAGGTATATTACTTGTGTTTGATGCCCATTCCAATGATGTTTGTGAATTTGAAATGACTTTGCCATTGCTATTCAACCCGGTAAAGGCAGGAACAGTTACTGTTGGATTATCAACTGTAAGAGTCCCTCCTTCCATATTTTTTGTTAGTGTAAAATTCTTTACTGTTAACTTTGAAAATCCGGTCAATGTAGTTAACACCGGAGATGCCATCTGTGTATTTGTAGTGGTTTGAAGCGATGCTTGTACTTTTGAAACATCGAAAAACTGCGTACCAAAATTGGGTGAATTCTTTGATAATGCTCCTTCTGTGGCAGGCGGTGTTATAATATTACTTGTGTTTAAACTTCCAGGCTCTGGTGTTATTGTTAAAGTTGCATTTGATGATGATATCTGAGTAAACACATTGAACACATCATTTGGTTGCAAATATGCTTGTACGGTTTCTTTTATTGTCAGTGCTGGTTGAGCTGTATAAATTATTTCAGAATCGTTTGAAGCGAATGGCGCAATAGGAACACGACGACTCCATATGGCATTTGGAATGTCTGGATGTTGTGGTGAATTGAAATCTCTGTTATATGATATTCTATCTTGTGCACTTTGCAATACTCTACCTGCTACATATACTGTAGCTAAACCAGGTGCAGTTTCCGGATAAATGTAAACTGCTATGACACGAGTACCATCTTTTTCAACATAGTACAATGGTTCCCAATATACAGGGTCACCATTTGAATCCAATATTTCTACATGTATTTGACTGTTTTCGACAAAATTTCTACTATCAATTCGTAACTTGAAAAGATTTTTACCAGCAGTAAATCTTGTAGGAAAATGTACAATACCAAACAAGTCATCAGAAAATGGCGATGCATCATTTATGAGATATCGATAATTAGTTGCAAGATTTATTTTAGTCGCTTTTTTGCGAATCGCCATACATATACCTTTCTTATAAATATTAAGAATAGTTTATTTTAGAGTATCCTGACACTTTCTTAATTTCAATTAGTTTATCAACAATGTCTCGCATTGCATCAATATGTGATATACATAATACAAACCCAAATTGAGATTTAAGATAATCAAATAACAGATACATGTTATTCAAGTTTTCAGAATCTAGTACTCCAAATCCTTCATCAATTGCTAAGAAATTCGGCCGTGGTAGTGATGTCGTATTAATTAAAGATGTACGAATAGCCAATGATGCTACAAATTTTTCCATACCAGATGTCAACTCCAATGGCCAATAATTATCAGAATCATATACAATGAATCCATTAATGTTTTTACCATCAGTTTCTAATATCATTGAAAAATCGACTACCTGAGTCAAAATATTATTTATCTCTGCTTCAATTTGAGGTAATGCTTTTGTGATTAACTGATAAGGAATACCATCACGTTTAATTGTCATCAGATAATATTCATATCCTCGATACTGCGTTTCAAGTTCTTGTAAACGATTGATTGATTGTTCCGTAGATGTTTTTGTCTGTTCTGCCAACTGAATTTTACTGGCAACAGATAATATATTGTCTTCTAAATGTTTTATCTCGGATAACAAGTCATTTCGTTCAGATGTAACATCATTTATTTCAATCGTCTTCTGTTCATTATATTTAATATCAGCTTCATGTTGTCGACAACGTTCTAATTTTTCTAAAGCTTGTTCTTTACGTGAAACATGTAGCTCAGATTTTGATTTCAGAATTTCCAATTGTTTTTCATATGAAGCGACTTGCCATTGCGCCATTGATTTATCATCTTCCAACTGCGTTAACGTTGTTAAATCAGAATCTGCTGTTGATTGGCTGATCAATTCTTTCAGTCGTAACACCTGTATTTCAATATTAGTATTTTCTGTTTCTAATGAAGGTAATTCTTTTGCAACTGACTGTGTATCTTTTAGCCATGGATTAGCCATACAGAATTCGCAGTTAGGGTCCCATTTATGATTATCAAGTTTTGAAACCATATCTTTTGCATGCTCAATTCGAGCCAAAATTAATTGCTGTTTACTTTCCAACTCCATCTGCGTTCTGATATGAGATTGTATTGTCTGTATCTCATTTGTTAATGCAGTTTTGTCATATCTAGCAATTTGCATATCTAAATCAGCAATCGTCGTATTCCAGTTACGCCATTCTGTTTTTGTTGTTTTTATTGTCTCAATCAATTCATTTTCAGTTTCTGCTAAATCTTGCAATTCTGATTCTATTACGCTAGGATCTACAATATCCGATGATATCGTTTTAATTTCTTTTGTAAGTGCAATGATGATGTCATTCAGGTCATTGACCATTTTATCATGTTCAACCTTTTCATGTTTCATGCGATTGAATGGCCCAGTCAATTGGTCAATTGATTTAGATGCATCTGATAACATTGTACTGTAATCATGACGTTTATATTCGCGTATCAGTGCTGATGTTTCTCTAATGTCTTCAGCTGCAATTTGATATTGCAATTCAAACACGTCAATATCTAAAAACTGAGTTAATAACTCTTTACGTTCTTTTTGAGACATGTCAATGAACCCAGTGTTATTGTTTTGTAATGATAACGCTGTTAAGATGAAATCATCATATGAACCGATATACTTACGAATGATTTTATTTGTGTTATCACGCTGTTCACCGTTTAGCAAAACTTCTTCACCAGCATCTCCAATGGTCCAAAAATCCACATCAACCTTGACATGTCCATTAGATTGTTTTTTACCACGACGTTCTATGTAATAATCGCGGCCATCTAATTCAAAATGCAGTTTACATTTGAAATTAGATTTCTTATTGTTTAATACATGAACTGCCTTTGTAGTACGACTGCATCGGTCAAAACAACAAAAAGCCATGGCATCCAACAGCGTTGATTTACCACTGGCATTAGGAGCAAACAATCCATTAACACCATTTACATTTGCAAAATCAATGTCATTATCTTCACCATAACTGAACATGTTAGAAAACTCAAAACGTTTTGGTGACCAAATGACATTACGAGTCATTTCAGATTCAGGCAATTTTGAATGTACTGTACGATTGATATGGCGGACAACATCTAACATCTGATCATCTAGTCCTTGTTCATTTTCTAAATATTCAGTGATTATTTTATTCTGCCATTCTACATCGCGTATGTTTCCAAAACCAACTTTCTGATGACTTGTACCACTGTTCAATGAATGAATCTTATGAATGGCAACCTCTTGTACTTTATATTGAGTACGTATTTCTGATACGATACGTTTCAGGTCTGCCGAATCAGTATCTTTCACTTTGATTCGTATACGAGGTTTTTTTGGTACCTTATCCGATGGATTAGTGATCACACCATTATCAACTTCAAATGTGTAATAACCATATGTATTTTCAATTTCAACAAATTTAGCACTGAAATCTGACATATCCCATTCAAATATACCATGAGTCAAACCTTCGCCATGATTTTGTTGAATCAACGATCCGGGATATGCAATACGTTTCTTGTCATCTAAAAACTGCATCTTATGGATATCACCTAACAATACCAGATCATGTCCAGCAAATAAATCTGTCGTAACATGTGTATTACTCAATGTAATTCCAAGATCGGTAGTAGCAGAATTCACTGCTCCATGGTGTAATGCAATTTTAATTTTTCCTTCAAAATCAGATGATTTTATGAAATCTGCTGGTTTATCAAACACCGACATAACGTTAAAGTGTACACCGGCCAACTCATATATCCCCGTGTCTTTAAGGTAGTGTAAGTTTGGATGATTTAAGGCTCTAACGATGGGAGACAAGGCGTCCAAGCGATTGGCATTATTTAGATTGCAATCATGATTACCGGTGATTAAAACGGTGGGCGCGATGTCTGATAACATTTTAAAAAAATCTGATACCATATGTACTAATTCTGGCGACATATCAGTTTTTGCATGCACAACATCACCAGCAACATAAATGACACTGTTCGGTGTTTTATTTTTTCTGATATAAGCGTACAGCCGTTTGAACACCTCGGCATATTCTTTATGACGATTCACATTACGTACATGTACATCTGCAATATGAAATATCTTATCAATATGATCTAATCCAATGTCTATAGTCTGCATAATATTTTTTCTTGCATTAATTTATCTGATGACAATTCAATTGTATCATCGATGAGGTTTCTAATTTTTTCAAATCCTAATTCACTTGGATCACTTTCTGGTAAATCAACAAAATATACATGTACACCATTTGACATGAAATATTCAGCTGTTTCAAGCGCTTGTTTACGTGCATCGTTATCTAAACATATGTAAATTGATTTAACACCATGTTCAATGATACGCTTTTTCAATGTATCTGAAATTGTTTTGCCAAACAATGGAATGGCATTACGTCGTATAGCAATTGCATCAAAAGCACCTTCGACTAATATAACTGGCATTGACCAATTAATATGTAATTCAAAACCAATGATATCTTTTGAAAATGCCGGATTTTTATGTTTCTGTTGATCATCAGAATAATATGCACGTGACACAAAATAATTTAAACTGCCATTGGCATCAAAACTAGGAATGATAATTTTACCAGTATACGGTCCCTTATCGCAATAACCAATTCGATATTTCAATATGTCGTAAATCGTTATGCCGCGGCCACGTAAATAATATATGGCATTTCGATATTCAGGTGTACCTTTATCTAATATCCATAATGGTCTAAATCCTTCAGGTAAAGCAAGTACTGGTGTATTTGTTGTTGTCGTTTTCGGTTTATATTCAACCTCTTCTAACATTACTGTTAACTGCGATATCTTTGTTCTATCGACATTTAATCGTCGTAACATCAAAGGAAGTTTTCTACCAGCAGCGTTACATACCCAGCAATGCCAATGCTGCGTTGCAATATTAACTTCCATTTTCTTTTTATGGTGGTGACAGAAAGGACAGTTAAATGCAACGTTGTTATTAGTTGATATACGACCTTTACCTAACACCGTTTCAAGAAGTGTGATGATTGGAAAGTTGCTCATTATATTATATTAATAATATTATTTAATTTCATTACATACTTCATATGTCAATGTTGTATTCATATACATTCATACAAATATATTAATATGTTGAATATATTAAAAATTTTTCAAAGAATCAACCTTTTAACCAACTTTCTGGAACTTTTTTTTCTGCCCATGGGATTCCGTACTTATCACAAAAGTCGCCGTATGATGTTTTTGAACCTTTTCTTATCTTTGTCTTGGAAGATTGAAAAATTATTCTTATATCTAACTGGGGATGTTGTTTTTTAACTAGCAAATGTTTTTTACGATCATCTGCTGTCCATCGACCTTTAGTTTCGATTAAAATGCCATTTGGTAATCTGAAGTCGATTGTATACTTATGTTTTGTTTCAGGCTTGATGTAATTGATAACAGTATCCTCATAACCAAATTCGATTTTTGATTCTGTTAATTGATCTGAAATGACATGTTCGAAACCAGACCGGTAACCATGTTTAATTGCGTTGCGTCTTGCTTTTGATGAAGAATTCCATGACATATTATAACCCTTTAGTATAAATATATACAGAGTTAATAGTCCCATCGTATTACAATGTTCATGTCAATGTCATCACGTTTCTGTAATGGCTCTGCAAGCTTACCAACAGCTAATAACTGCAGTTGTTCATTATATAAACCAACTGTAGTAACGTAAGGATATGCTGTACCAGATATAAACATTGTTTTACGGTAGTCGCCTGGACGTAAAAACATCTCAGCTCCCGAACCTGCATCATTACATGCGTTATTTACACCACTAGCTGGTCGGAAAACTGCTGATGGATTAACTGATACATTGAATGCATTTTTTGGAATACGTATCATTACTTCATTTTCGTAAATCGTATGTTGACCTTTAAACGTCGTTTTAAACTCATTAGGTGAAGCAGCTGAACCTGTAAATAATACATCATGATATTTTGGCATTGGCGATGACATGACAACTTGACCATTACGGTAGAATACATTGCCAAATACATTTGTCTGATATAAAGAACCTGTATAAAAATCATTATTAGCTAACGATGTAATTACCGAATCATTCGGCCTATAAT